AAATTAATTAACTAATCAAATTTAAAGGGGTGGGTTCTGCCTACCCTTTTTTATTTAAAAAAATATAAAAAATATGGCTTGTGCATTAACAACAGGTAGAAAAGTACCTTGTAAAAGTGCCTTTGGTGGCATAAAAACTGTCTATTTTGCAGACTTTGGTACTATTGAATCAATTGACGTAGATACTACATCAAAGGAAGCAACGATTACAAATGGTTCTACCCCACCAGTATGGTTTGAATTTGACGTAAAAGGTAATTCTTCTTTAGAAACTACTGTAACATCATCACGTGAGAATGGTACAACGTTCTACACTCAAACTTTAAACTTAACATTAACTTATTTAGACGCTAAAACTCAAGCTGAATTGCAAACACTTGCAGCAGCAAGACCTTACATTGTTGTTTTAGATTACTACGGAAACAGTTTCCTATGTGGATTTGAAAATGGAATGGAATGTACTTCTGGGAGTTCAGTTACGGGAGCAGCAGCAGGAGATTTAAGCGGTTTTACAATGGTATTTGAAGGAATGGAAGAAACAGCACCTTATTTCCTTGCATCAGCAGTAACAGGCGACGCAACACAAATTGACCCAACTGCATAATTAATTTATTTAGTTAGAAATTAGAGCATCCTTTTTAGGGTGCTTTTTTTTTGCTTTATTCATTTTACAAATTAGTTCTTTTTTTTCGTTATATAGGTAATGATTATACTTACTACATCAACAGCATCACAAACACTATCTGTAATTCCAAGACAATACAATGATAGTCAGTTTACTATGGATATTAGGGATGATAGTACAAACGTAAATGTACTATATCACATAAACACAGCGGTTACTTCTGGTAATTACCTAACTTTTGGCAATGTGTTTAATCCTATTTTAGTTGAAAATCATTTTTATGACTTATATTTATACATTGATTATAATTACTGGAACACAAACAACAGTTTCTGGAATTTATATGATGTATTATGGCAAGTAGATTCGGATTATAAAGAAGATATTTTCAGGGATAGAATATTCTGTACAGACCAAGACATTGATCAGTTAAATGATAATGACCATTACGATATGAATAAAGGGAAATTTACTTCATATAATGGATATAATAATGATTACATTGTAATATGAAAAAAACACAATTAAGAAACGAGAAAGGACAGTTTAAAAAAGCCTCAAAGATTTCTGAATACGGAGTTGTAAATTTAAGCACTTACACAAGCCCAGAAATCAAAGAAGTTTCTGGTAAAAATTGGATTGAATATGGTGCTGATAACAACTATTTTCAATATCTAATTGACCGCTATAATGGTTCACCGACTAACAATGCTGCTATTAATGGTATTAGTCAAGCTATTTATGGAAAAGGCATTAATGCTACCGATTCAAACAAAAAGCCAAATGAGTACGCTCAAATGATTTCATTGTTTAAAAAGGAAGTTGTAAGAAAATTATGTTATGACCTTAAATTAATGGGTCAATGTGCTGTTCAAGTTATATATTCAAAGGATAGAAAGAAAATTGCACAACTAGAACACTTCCCAATTGAAACATTAAGGGCTGAACGCTGCAATGAAGATGGTGACATACCTGCATATTACTATTTTAAAGATTGGGCAAATATAAAAAGAAGTGACACGCCAAAAAGAATCCCTGCTTATGGGATGTCAAACGAGAATATTGAGATATATTACGTAAAACCTTATAAATCAGGCTTTTATTATTACTCACCTGTTGATTATCAAGGGGGTTTACAGTATGCAGAACTTGAGGAAGAAGTATCTAATTTTCACCTCAACAATATACTTAATGGTCTAGCACCCAGTATGTTAATCAATTTTAACAATGGTACGCCAAATCAACAAGAACGTCAATTAATTGAACAAAAAATAGCAGCTAAATATCAAGGGAGTTCTAATGCAGGGCGTTTTATAATAGCTTTTAATGATTCAAAAGATGCAGCAGCAGATATCACACCAATTCAATTAAGTGATGCTCACAATCAATATGAGTTTTTGTCAAGTGAATCAACTTCCAAAATTATGGTTGCTCACAGAATTGTGTCACCAATGTTACTTGGAATAAAAGATGGGTCAGGACTTGGTAATAATGCAGAAGAAATTAAGACTGCATCTTTATTAATGGATAATACTGTTATAAGACCTTTTCAGGAGCTTTTAATTGATTGCTTTGATCAACTACTAGCATACAACGATATTGCCTTAAACCTATACTTTACGACCTTACAGCCATTAGAATTCACGGAAGTTAACAAGGACTTACAAGACAATGAAGATATAGAGGAAGAAACAGGCTATGAATTTAGCAAAGACGAGAATCTAAAAATGATTGATGGCAAGCAGGCTTATAAAACAAAGGAAGAAGCTGAAGCAAAAGCCAAAGAAATGGGATGTGGTGGTTCACACGAACACGAAGTTGAGGGTGTTGTCTATTTTATGCCTTGCATAAGTCACGAAGAACTGAAAGCACCTTGTTGGGATGGGTACGAACAATATGGCACTAAAATGGTAAACGGAAAAAAAGTACCTAATTGTGTCCCATTATCAGAAATGAATTTAGCTGATGAAATAGGTGCTGAACTAGCACAAGAATTATTAGAATTAGGACAAGATGAAGATGATTTACTTGACGACTATGAATTAGTTGATGTGTCTGAAGTTGATTATGACAATGAGGAAAAAAATGATAAATTAATTCAAGAACTTAACCAAGAACAAGATTCTAAACAGTCGACTTTAAGTAAAATTGTAAATTTAATCAGCACAGGTCGTGCATATCCTAAAAGCAAATCAAAGCAGGATGGAAACACTAAACAATCAGGTCGTGAAAGATTTATGGTTCGTTATCAGTATGCACCATTAAAGGCTTCTGTAAGCAATTCAAGAAAATTTTGTGTTGCAATGGTAAACGCCAAAAAAATATATAGAAAAGAAGACATTGAAAAGCTATCAAGTAAGCCAGTTAATGCAGGTTTTGGAATTGGTGGTTCTGCAACGTATTCAATATGGTTAAATAAAATCATTGACAAAGACGTAAAAAATTCAGAATCAGATAGTTACAAATTATACAAAGGAGGGGCTAGATGTAAACACAAATGGTTTAGAAAGACCTATATGCTTACATTGGATGGTGATAAATCTTTGGTATCAACGACAAAGGCAAAATCAAAGGGTTTTAAATTTCCTGTAAATGATCAATTAGTTCCTGTTGCACCGCACGATATGAATTACAGGGGTTACACAAAATCATATTGGGATAAAATGGGATTTAAATATTAAAATATGGCAACAGTATTATTTATAAATAGAACAGATTTAGTTCGCAACTCCATTATGGATGGGAATATTTCGACAGATAAATTCATACAATTTATTAAGTTGTCACAGGAAATAGATGTCCAACAGATATTGGGAACAAATATGTATGATGGATTAACAACTGCGATTCCTAATATTGATCTGCCTGTAAATGCACGATGGAAACTAATATTAGATGACTTTGTTGTCCCAATGCTTATTTGGTATGCCCAAGCAAATTATTATCCATTTGCTGCTTATCAAGTGCGTCAAGGTGGTGTATATAAACACACTTCAGAAAGTGCTGAAAGTGTAAGTAAATCAGAAATTGACTTTTTAGTTGAAAAGGCACGAACAAACGCTGAATGGTATTCAAGAAGGTTTATTGATTTTATGGGATTCAATCAAACAACCTATCCAGAATATACAAATAATGTAAATGATGATATTTACCCTTCAGGTAGTGCGACATTTAACGGATGGGTGTTATGAGTTATAAACCGAAGCAAAAGAATATTGAAAAATTAAAGACTTTTTTAAAGAAAGTTAAAATAAATAAAACAAAAAAATCAAAGAATGGCAACTCTATTTAATACTAAAATATCTCAAACCTACGAGGGGTTATTAAAGACTATTGACAATGCAGCTATATCAGCAACGTTAAGGGAACTTACGGATGGTTCAGGAAACCAATCTGGGCTGTATTTAAACACCGCAGGGGACTTTAAAGTATCAGCTATATTAGAATGGGGTTCTTTGAAAGATACAGGCACAGGGGTCACTATAACTCGTTTCGTGACTTCTACTGATGGTTTAGAAAACTTTGATAACAATACATCACTACCTACTAGTGCAGCAGTTAAACTGTATGTAGATACTAAATTTTCACAAACAGATACCTTGACAGAGGTTTTAGGATTTGGAAACACTACTAGTGGAAAAGATATTCTAGTAAGTGCAGGAGATGACATTACGTTTACTGATTCTAGTAAAATATTAATGGGAGCAGGAAGTGATTTACAAATATATCACGATGGCAATAATTCTTATGTTAATGACACAGGAAGTGGCAGTTTAATATTAAAATCTAATTTTTTAACGATACAATCAAGTATTGGAGAAAATATGATTAATGCCAATGAAAATGGTAATGTTAATTTATATTTTGATAATGCTTTAAAATTTCAAACCACATTATTAGGAAGTACAGTTACTGGAGACCTTTTAGTTACAGGAACTATCACAGGGGCAGGTGGTTCATTCTTGCCACTTGCAGGGGGTACTATGACTGGTAATATTGTTTTAAACGACAATGTAAAAAGCATATACGGAACTGCAGGAGATGGTCTTGAAATTTATCACGATGGTAGTTCGAGTTATATAAAAGATAGTGGAACAGGTAATTTTAATGTTCAAAGTAATTCTAGTATATTTTTTGAAAAAACTACAGGAGAAAATATGGCAGCCTTTAGGGCATCAAATGTTGAATTGTATTATAGCGGTTCAAGTAAATTTGAAACTACAAACACAGGAGCAAAAGTAAGTGGGTTTATTCAAGTTACAAATGGTGTTGATGTTACAGGTGGTAATATTGATTTGTTAGATAATAGCAAAATTAGACTAGGCACAAGC